TCCGGATGGCAACATCGGTGAGGGCTTCATCGGGACTGTCACGGGTATACCGGTGTACGCGAGTAACGTTGGTGGCACCCTCAGTGCGGGACAGGCCATCGTGGCTGACGAGTCACAGTACGGCTGGGAGTCCGAACGCGACCCCTTCGACTCTGACAACTACCGCGAGGATGACAAGGACCAGACGGTGTACAAGCTGAATGGCCGGTATGACTGGGTGCCGACAAACTCCGAAGTCGCCATTAAGATCGATTCGTAGCGATGGATAGACCAGATGCGAATCGTGCGCGTGCGGAGGGCCAGCGCCGCCGGATTATTCGCTTGCTTGAACGGCTTGCGGATGTTGACGGACGCGAGCAGTGCCAGCGGTGTGGCCGGTTCTTCGAGAATCTCGGCGCGCAC